ATTCTAAATAGTAAAGCAGGCAAGTACAATATTCAAGAGTATAATACACAAAGTTCTGAGGTGTTAAAAGATATGCCTTTAGACGCAGCGATTGGAAGCCTTTTTTTTTTCTATCGTTTAGGGACGGCGTTATCACAGCATACGATACACTCTTCTCTAACGGCGGAGGAAATGAAGGACATTCAAGAGCAGCTAATTTCGGGGCAAAATGGGGTTGGTATCAATCAATTTACGGACTCGCTAATGGGCATATTGAACAATTTGAAAATATCACTAAATTAAATGTGCATCAATGTTTGACAATGCTTTCGTTTATGAAAGAGAAAGCAGAGTTAGAGGCACAACAAATAAAAAACAAGTTTTAAATGCAAGGATTTTATCAAGTAACGCAGACAATAAAAGACCAACTGTTAGCAGATCCAAATGTTAACACAGTTACAACGGGGGACATATCAAGAATAGATTTATCAAAGCAAACAATATTCCCTTTATCACACCTTATTGTAAATAATGTAAGTAACGAAGATACTGTGCTTAGGTTTTCTATGTCTGTTTTATCAATGGATATTGTTGATATGTCAAAAGAAGAAACTGTTGATTTATTTATAGGTAATAACAACGAGCAAGATATTTTAAACACACAGTTAGCTGTACTTAATAAGTTAGTCCAAGTGTTAAGGGGCGGGGATCTTCATCAAAACAAATATCAATTAGACGGTACGCCAAATCTTGAGCCTTTTTATGATCGGTTTGATAATGAAGTTGCAGGATGGGCGTTGACTTTTGACGTGCTTGTGGCAAATGACATTTCGATATGTTAAAAAACGTACAAGAGGAGTTAAACAGATTTGCAAAATATGTAGTTAGTCAATCAAGGGCAAACCTAACAAGACAGAAAAAAAACAGTTCAAGAAAAGGTTATGATAGTATTGCTTATAAGTTAAATGTATCAAAGAATAGTTTTGGATTAGATTTTTTAATGAAGGACTATATGATCTTTCAAGACGTTGGTGTTAGTGGTAAGAAGAAAAAGTATAACACACCTTTTAGTTACACAACTAAAATGCCACCTCCTGCAAAGTTAGATAAATGGATTGTAAGAAAAGGACTAGCGGGAAGAAATAAAGAAGGAAAGTTTATAAGTAGAAAATCGCTACAATTTGCAATAGCAAGAAGCATATTTAACAACGGTATAAAACCAAGTTTATTCTTTACAAAACCATTTAAAAAAGCATTTGATAATTTAGACAAAGATATAATTAAGGCATATGCTTTAGACGTAGAATCTTTGATAAACACAACAGTAAAAGATAATTTTAAAACAAAATAATGGCAAGAATAAATGTAAGAAGTCCTTTTTACGTATCTATAAATACAGCAAGTGCGTCTGTTGGTTATGTCACTTTAGCGATTAAAGTTTGGTCTGGTGCAATTGGTTCTATTCCTGCAACAGCGCAATACAATTTAAAAAAGTTTAAAGTGTCGGATATTATTTCTTTTGAAATATCGGAACTAATAAAAGACTATATTGACATTGCTTTTGACGGAGATTATTTAGGGCAGGCAAACTATGTAAATACAAGTATAGCAAGTTTTGATTCTAGTAACACTCAAATATCTTCTATAAGTGGCACAAGTTTAGCATTTGATTCTTACTCGTATTTTGAAGAGCCTTTATTTGATATAAACGACACCTCTTTAATGATTACAAATAGAGAGGTGTTCCCTTTAGCGGACAATGCTTTTAGGATTCCAATATACACAGGACTAGCACCAACGTTAACGTTCTTTAAAAACAACGAAGAAATATCAACACAAACTTTTTCAAGCACAACAAATAGCACGACACAAATAAAATATGTATCTATTTATGGCACCTCTGTAACTTATGACACCTATGCAGAAAGAGTTGTTGAAGATGGAGGAACCTTTGAGGATAGCACTTGTTTAAGATCTTTTTTAAGTACCGTTGAAATAGGGGAATTTGACAAGATACAAATATCAGACATAAAAGGAACATCAATAATAAAAGTTACAACTATTGAAGAGTGCAAGCACGAACCAAAAAAAGTAACATTTATAAATAAATTTGGAGCGCTGCAAGACGTTTACTTCTTTAAAAAGTCGGTTGAAAAAATGACAATAGAGAAGGAATCGTATAAATCAAATACAATAAATTCAGAAAACAATACTTACAATACTTCACATCACGTAAACAGAGATTTTAATGTTGTCGGGAATGAATCAATAACTCTTAGCAGCGGATTACTAAATGAAGAGTATAACGAAGTATTTAAGCAAATGATGCTATCGGAAAAATGTTGGATAACAAATGTAAAACAAGGAGTTGAGCAAGTGTTGCCGATAAACGTAAGGACAGGAAACATAACCTATAAGACCTCTTTAAATGACAAACTAGTTGATTACACCTTTGACTTTGATTATTCTTTTAACACAATAAACAACATTCGATAAATGCAAAATATACAATTATACATTGAAGGGCAAAGGCTTGAAATGTTTAAAGACGAAAGCATAAGTATAACGCAGTCAATCCAAAACGTAAAAGACATAGCTAAAGTATTTACAGATTTTACAAAAACGTTTGCAGTTCCTGCGTCTAAAAATAATAACAAAATATTTAAACACTATTACAATTTTGACATAGTATCAGGATTTGATGCAAGAACAAAAAAGAAAGCAAATATAGAATTAAATAGTTTGCCTTTTAAAAATGGCAAGATAAGGCTAGAAGGTGTTGATTTAAAAAACAATGTACCACATACATACAGAGTTACTTTTTTTGGTAGTACTGTTGAATTAAAAGACTTAATTGGAGAAGATACTTTATCCTCTTTGTCTGATTTATCCGCCTTTAACACAGTGTATTCTCCTGGTAATATAAGAACAGCACTACAAGCAAACCCGACCTCTATTGATCTTATAGCGCCTTTAATAACGCACACAAAAAGATTGATTTACAATAGCGCATCTACAACAGCAGATGAGGGAAACCTTGCTTACAACGAAAGTTACAATAGGGGTGTTGAATGGTCCGATTTAAAGTATGCAATTAGATTGCACAGAGTAATTTTAGCAATACAAAGCAAATACTCAATAACATTTAGCACAGACTTTTTTAATACGTCAAACGCACCCTACCATAGTTTATTTTTATGGTTGCATAGAAAAAAAGGAAGTGTAGAGTCTCCATCTGGATTAAACGAATCTTTTGTTAATGGTTGGAGTAATGACTCAGATAGCGAAACTTTTACCTCAATGACTTCTGATGTTTTAAGCGTACAAACAACTGATTTAATTTTTGAGTTAAGATTTACAACCTTAAGCGGAACGCTTTACTCAGTTTCTATACAAAGAAATGGAATAGAGGTGCACAACAGCGGAACAAAAACAGGAGAATTTGTTATTGATAATTCAGATTTTAATTTTAGTGCAGGAGATTATAGTGTGTATATTAGTTCAACTGCGGATATAAATTTTTCAAACATCAGGTGGTTTATTAAGCTTGAAGAGGACGACGGCTCTTCATTTACAAAAATATACGACACCTTATCATACGATTACTTAAATTTATTTAAGTTTAACATCACACAGCAAATACCAGATATGAAAGTTATTGATTTCTTAACAAGCATATTCAAGACCTTTAATTTGACTGCTTTTGTTGATAAAAACACAGATGTAATTGTTGTTAAAACACTAGACAATTTTTACAGTAGCGGAGCAACTTTTGATATAACAAAAAACATAGATGTTAATAGTAGTTCTGTTAATGTTGCCTTGCCTTTTAGAAAAATAAACTTTGGATATGAAGACACAGGGACTTTATTAGCAACGGTTCACGAGCAATTATTTGGGCAACCTTGGGGAGAAATAGAATATACAAATGACGAAAGGTTAGACGGTAGTATCTACAATGTTAAACCAAGTTTTGCGCATTTAAAATATGAAAGGTTGGTCAATCTTGCGGGTGGTGCTGATATAGATATACAATTTGGTTATTATGTAGATGAAAACCAAGACTCTTATTTAGGTAAACCTTTGTTATTTTATCCGATTAGAAGATCATTTCTAACACCTCTATCTTTTATAACAGATTCAACAACGCACCAATCTTTACAAACCTATAACGTACCATCAAATAGTTTGTCTTTAGTTGCAGCTGGTAGCAAGGTTAATATAAACTTTTCAAATGAGGTAAACGAATACGCTCTAACAGACTCAAACGGATTTACAGACACTTTATTTGAAGTGTATTATAAAAAATATATTCAAAGTGTTTTTAATAAATCAAATAGACTAACAAAAGTAACTGCGTATTTACCTTTATCTATTTTGCTTAATTACACATTAGCAGACACTTTTATAATAAACGGAAGCAAATATAAAATAAATTCAATAACAACAAATTTAGAAAATGGTAAATCTCAATTAGAACTATTAAATGACTTATGATAAAATTAATTTTAGAGTTACTGCAAAATACAAATTGCAAAGACAAAGTTGTACAATTGGCAAGTGGGAAAAATAAGTTTCCAGACAGTTTTAAAGAATTATATAAAAGACAAAAACAAGAGGCACAATGGAAAAAATAATTGTAGAGTTAGACGTAAAATCTGGAGATGCAGAAAAAAACGTTGGTAATGTTGGTAATAGTTTAAAAGAATTAAACAAAGAAGCAACAAAGGCAACTGATAAGACACAGAAAGGATTAGAAGACACCGCTAAGGCTGCAAAAAAAACAGATAAAAGTGTAGGCTTATTGTCTAAAGGATTTAAAGGAATAGGTACAGCATTGAAAGCTGCTGGAATCGGGTTGTTTTTATCTGCTATTACCATACTATTTGAGGTAATGCGTAAAAATCAAAAGGTTTTGGATGCTATTGAGACGGTTACAAATCTAATATCTTTGGGATTTAAAGCGGTTACAGATGCATTAACAGACGCATTTAATTCAGTTAATAAAGCAACGAATGGATTTGACGCATTAAAGAAGGTTGTTGGTGGTTTGATGACTATCGCATTAACTCCTTTAAAGTTGTTGTTCTATGAGTTAAAACTAGCGGCAGAGGTTTTAAAAGTTGCCTATGAAAATATATTTGGAGATGAAGAAAGCGTAAAAAATGCACAGAAAAACTTAGACCAAACTAGATTAGATATATTAAAGGTTGCAAGTGATGCGGTACAGGCGGGAAAAGATATTGCAAACAATATAGTTGAAGCAGTTGGAGAGGTTGGTGCTGCGGCAAGTGCAATAGTTAAAGAAGTTTCTAAAATTGATCCTAGTAAATTACTAGATACTGCACAGGCAATGACTGCTTTAAAAAATAATGCAGAAATTGCCGCAGCGGTTCAGTCTGGATTAGTTGAAAAGTATGACAGACTAGCAGAGAAACAAAGACAAATTAGAGATGAAGAACGTAGTAGTATATCTGATAGAAAAAAAGCAAATGACGAGTTACTTGCGATACTAGAGAAGCAGGAAAAAGCAATGCTAAGGGAAGCTGATTTACAAATAGCAAACGCAAAATCTGAATTAAATGCAATAGATAACCAAGAGAATAGAATAAAATTAATAGAAGCAGAGAATAATAAGTTAGCGGTTAAAGCACAAATTACAGGTTTATTATCAGAACAATTAGTAAACGATTTAGCCTTAGATAGGGAGTCGATAGAATTGACAAACTCAAAGGCAGAAAGCGAGTCTGTTTTAAGTATAGAAAGACAGCGTTTTAATGCAGAGTTAATAAGGAATGAACTCGAAAGACTAGAGGCACTAAAAGAAATTGACCAAATAGAAAAGGATCAAGAAACTTTAAGACTAGAACAGATAGTGTTAAATGCGAACTCAGGAACTCAAGCAAAAATAGATGCACAGATAGCACTTGACGAATTCCAAGAGCAGTCAAGACAATTAAGTTTAAGCAGAGAAGTTGAAATAGATCAAGCAAAAATAAAGTCAAAAGAAAACGTTTTAAATGCACTTATTGGATTATCGGGTGCGGAGAGTGCTCTTGGAAAAGCGGGTATAATAGCAAAACAAGTATTACTAACAAAAGAGTTATTAATTGACCTTGGATTTATAAAAAGCAAAGCAACAAAAACAATTGTTAGTGCAAACTTAGATGCTGCCTCAAGTGGTGCAAGTGTAGCAACAGGATTTTCAAAGACTTTGGCTCTTGGTTTCCCTGCTGCAATTCCTGCTCTTATTGGATATGCGGGTGCTGCTGTTGGTATTATATCTTCTGTTAAATCTGCTGTTGGTGGTGCAAAAAGTGTTGCCTCTTCTATTGGTGGTTCTGGTGGTGCGGGAGGTGGTAATATATCTTCTCCAATTGCCCCAAGTATTCCAACCGCTACAAGTACGCCCCCATCTTTTAACGTTGTTGGGTCAAGCGATACAAACCAACTTGCAAGTGCTATTGGTGGTCAATCTCAAAAACCTATAAAAGCATTTGTTGTAAGTAGTGATGTTTCAACTTCTCAAGAATTAGATAGAAATATTATTACAGAGGCTGGTATCGGTTAAAATACAAAATATAAAGTAAAAAACATTATACAATTATGAAAATAATAGAATTAATTTTAGATGAAGACGAGGCAATAGGAGTTGAGGCAATTTCTGTTGTTGAAAACCCCGCAATTGAGTCTGACTTTATAGCGCTTAAGAACCAAGACATACAACTTGCTGAAATTAGCAAAGAGAAGCGTTTACTAATGGGCGCTCTATTAATACCAAAGAAGCCAATTTACAGACGAGACGGGGATGACGAGTATTATGTTTTCTTTTCTTCTGATACTGTTTTAAAGGCATCTCAAATGTATTTGCAAAATGGCAATCAATCTAATTCAACATTAGAACACGATGGAAAATTAAAAGGTTTAACGCTTGTTGAGTCTTGGATTGTTGAAGATAAAGAAAAAGACAAAACAGCTCTTTATGGTTTAGACGTTCCTGTTGGCACTTGGATGGGTTCCGTTAAAGTTGACAATGACGAGGTGTGGAATAACTATGTAAAAACAGGAAAAGTTAAAGGATTCAGTATTGAGGGATATTTCGCGGATAAGTTAGAAAGACCAAACGAAAAACAAAAAGAAAGTTTGCAAGAATATCCGCACTTTATGTATGATCCAAAAACAGGCAGGGAGGTAAAAGTTTTAACCGAAAAGCAGCACAACGATTTAAAAAAGAAAGGTTTTGTACATAGAAATCAAGAAAGTTATGACGAAGAAATGTCAATACTAAACGAACTTAAAAAACTATTATCATAATGAGTAGAGCCGTATACTGTTATTGCAAAAACACCTATTCAATAGAGTGCAAGGATAGCCAAATGAAAGGTTGTAAAGCACCCGATTATTGGAAGCAAGGAATTGGAAGCATTTATAAAACAGAAGAAGAATAGAGACCAAAATGCAAAATTAACTTTAAATTTTATTATATGATTATGAATACAAAAGAGACATTAAACAAAGTTAGAACCTTGCTTGGCATACAAGTAAAGTTTGAGCAGATGAAACTCGAAAACGGTGCTATTTTAGAAGCGGAAGTATTTGAAGCGGGAGCAGAAATCTTTGTCGTAGCAGATGAAGAAAGGGTTGCGGTTCCTGTTGGAGAATACGAAACAGAGGATAGTATGGTTATTGTTGTTTTAGAAGAAGGGATTATTGCTGAGGTAAAAGCAGTTGAAAACGAAGAGGCACCCGCAGAGGTTGTAAATGAAGTTGTTGAAGAAGAATTGGCAACAGAAGTAGCAACACCAAAAAAGGTTGTTAAATCAATCAGCGAAGAAACTTTTTTCTCAGAAATTAAAAGACTTGAAGACATTATTAACTCCTTAAAAGAGCCAAAAGTAGAGCTTTCACAAGACGTTAAAAAGGTTGAACTATCTGCAGACCAAGAAGTTGAAGGTATTACACATACGCCAGAAGCAACATCCGCAAAGAAAGAAATGCACTTATACGCACAAAAAGGAAAAAACACAATTTTAAACAAGATTTACTCACAAATAAATAAATAAAAAATGGCTACTACTACTAGTATTACAACAAGTTATGCAGGAGAGTTTGCAGGGAAATATGTTTCCGCAGCTTTATTATCTGGAAACACTTTAGCAAATGGATTAATTGAAATTAAACCAAATGTTAAATTTAAAGAAGTTTTAAAAAGATTAGAGTTAAATGGAATTACAGCAAATTCAACTTGTGATTTTACAGATACTTCAACAGTTACATTAACTGAAAGAATTTTAGAACCAAAGAGTTTACAAGTAAATTTAGAACTTTGTTTGACCCCGTTTCGCTCTGATTGGGAAGCTGTATCAATGGGATTTTCAGCTTTTGACAATTTACCAAAGAATTTTTCTGATTACTTTATTGCACACGTATCAGCAAAGGTAGCTGAAAAAACAGAGCAAGACATTTGGGTTGGTGCTGCTGGTGCGGGTTCTTTTGACGGATTTATTACTCTACTTGCTGCGGATGCTGCTTTGCCTGCTGCACAAGAAATTACTGCTGCAACTGTAACTGCTTCAAACGTAATTGACGAATTAGGAAAGGTTGTTGACCAAATCCCTTCATCTTTATATGGCAAAGAGGATTTATATCTTTATGTATCACAAAATATCTTTAGAGCATACAAACGTGCTCTTGGTGGATTTGCTGCAAATGGTGTTGGATCAAATGGTGTTAACGCACAAGGAAACAATCAAGATATTGACATCCAATTTTTTGACGGTGTTAAGATTGTTGCGTGTAACGGAATGACAGATAACAAAATGGTAGCTGCTGAAAAGTCTAACCTATACTTTGGAACAGGATTGATTGCAGATCATAACGAAGTTAAGGTTATCGATATGTCAGATATTGACGGATCACAGAATGTAAGATTTATAATGAGATATACAGCAGGAGTTCAGTATTCTGCGGTTGAGGATATTGTATTATACGCATAATTAATAACTAATTTTAAATTAGGGTAGGTGGTTGATCTACTTACCTTTTTTTTATAACTAAAACATACACACAAATGGCTTGTTTATTAACATCAGGAAGAGCACTACCCTGTAAAAATAGTGTTGGAGGTTTAAAGGCAGTTTACTTTGCTGACTTTGGAACTTTAGGAGAGGTTACGGTTGCTTCGGGAGAAATAACAGCAATTGCAGGAACACCTGACTTTTTTAAGTTTGATATTAAAGGAAATTC